GGGCAAACACCTGGTGGGATAATCCACCTCCAGCCAAGTTTGCACTTGACCGGATCTTCGTCGTCGACGAAAACGTCGTCTCCATAGATGGGTTTCCCATCTATGTAGTTCTGCCTGCTAAGGCAGTGAGAGGAGATGTTCCATAAGAACTTCTCATCACGACTATCGTTTATACGACGTAGTTCTAAAGCAAGAAGGGCTGATGACACGCCGGGAAGGCGCTTCATCCGGCCCATGGCACTCCGTACGCGATAGCCGCGATTCACATCAACGGCATCGCACTTGGAGACGAATTCAGTTAGATCAACGAGGTAACCAGTATCCGAAGGATCTCCATAAGGGATCCTACATCCACTGAGTACCTTCGGCCCATCTCGGCGAATGCGTACAGCAGGAGCAAAACCCTTAGGGTCTTGCCCCAACCTGAGCATCCAACGAGTGAGCCTATTGTGAGCTCTAATAAACTCGCCTTCCTTACGGAATCCCTCCTTTTGGTAACAAGGTGTGACTTCTTTTCCATTAAAGTAGTGCTTTCCACAAGATTCGTAGAAGAGTCCGGTCACGTGCGATTTCTCGCTGTTGACCGTAAACCCTGCGAATTCGAGGAGTTCGATTAACTCGAGCGCACAGCTCTGCTGGATTATAATGTCATCCCCGTAGACCGAAAGGACCCCCCCTGGATGCACGTCCTCTAGGACGCTCGATGAGAGCGCCCAGAAGATTAGTGTTTCCAACTCGAAAGTGAAGCCATTTCCCATGGAACTCCACTTTTCCAGTCTGACGCGTTCGCCACTCGGCTTGAGAGCCCAGTGCGAACGTAAGGCATCGAGTGCAAATGCCCAGTCAGGAGGAAGGAGCTCGTAAACGAGCTCCACGCTAACGGTATCGGATGCCGCCTTAAGATCTAAGGTAGCGAGAGCCAGTTCCAACGCCTTTGCGGCGTAGCCCTGGTTTATCTCCTGATCATCCAGATCGATACCACGCCTCTTCAGACACCTACGAAAGAAACCTCCCACTCCTTTCTGGAGGTAGATGTTTCCCGTAGGCTCGATTGCTATAACGCGATCTGTCTTAGAGGACTTAGGCACGGTTGTGACCCTACACAGGTCTACT